TAAAATGGATAAGGAGATGAATGAAGATGAGTGAATTATGGACTGAAAAATATAGACCAACTAAACTTAGCGATATAATAGGACACACTAATTTTGTATTAGATGCAGAACATTGGGTTGCTAACAAAGAAATGCCTAATATATTATTATACGGTGTAGCGGGTGTAGGTAAAACTGCCGCCGCTATTTCCTTAGCAAATGGAATACTAGAAGATAATAGAAAGAATAACTTCTTTGAGATTAATGCTTCTGATGATAGAAAGTTAGAGACAGTAAGAAATAGAATCAAAGAGATTGCTTCCACTAAAAGAATCGGTGATGTTCCTTTCAAAATTATACTACTTGATGAAATGGATGGTATGACTAAAGATGCACAGAATGCACTAAAGAGAATCATGGAAAGATATTCAGATAATTGTAGATTTATTATTACTTGTAATAATAGACATAAGATTATTAATCCGTTAATGTCAAGATGTGCTAACTATCATTTTGGTCGTCTTAATGTAGTAGACATGAAATACATATTGTCTGATATTCTGTCAAAAGAAGGGATAAATACTCATTCTGAAGACCAATTAGATAAGTTTATTACATATCTACAAGGAGACCTAAGACGAGGGTTGAATGAATTACAAGCATCATCTGCTAGTAAGAGAACCCTCCAATATCAAATAGACATAAACATGAGACCATACTCTGAAATAATGAAAATGATAAATGAAAATAACTATGACAATGCTTTAGAGAAGGTGCATAAATTGATTTACGATTCGACTGATATGAAAACTATATGTATTAATTTACATACAGAAGTTCTCGAAACTGAAAGTGATTCATCCTACAAATTCAAAATGCTTCGTATCATTGGTGAAACAGAATACAGAAGTAACAATATGAATCCTAAAGTCTTAGCATCTTGGATGGTAGGGCAGATGATAAAATGATAGAGTTACTTTTGGGGTTGATTGGATTGAGAATATTATTTAAAATGTTAGACAGTAATAGGGGGAGAAGAAAATGGTAAAAAAATTCTTTGACTTTAATAAAGATGGAGTTGTCGATAGAGATGATTTCAACCATCTTATACTAAGGTATGAGATAATTGTGGCAGGTGGTGTACTACTAATGGTACTGCCTGTATTAAACACAATGGGTTACATTAGTGTAGATTCCAATTTCTTTTGGGTGCTTTGCGGATTAGTGATGGCGGCAGAAGGAATGGTAGAAATAAAATACGAGAGAAAAAAAAGAGGAAATAAAAATGGAAGAAGAAATGAAAAATGAAATAATGAAAGCGGCAGAAATACTCGGTCTATCCGAGGAAGAGGCGTTGAGTAAGTTCGAGGACATATGTTCTAAGAACAATCTTGACGCTTCTAAAGAACCTTTATTGGCTAGAGGTCTTTGGCGACAATACTTTAGTAGTGCTAGAAACATACTAAATCGTGAAAGAACTACAACTAATAATTCAAGCAATTCTTTTTATAAAGATGCGTTTGGTTTCTTTGTATCGTTAAACGATGCAGTAGATATAATGGCTTTGGATAGAGACCGTGTTGTTAAAGAATACAATAGAGATAGTGATTTAACTTACTCTCTTGGTAAAGTAGCAATTTTTGCTGAAACAGCAGACGGAAAATACGAAGGAAGAATGATGAGAGATAACGAAGAAAGAGTAAAAGTTATGGACGAGTTACCTGAAAACAATGTAGTATTAGATAGTGGACTATTCTTAGTTCCTCTAAACACTAATGATGCGGCGTGGAATAAAAAGAACTACGGTAAACCAACTAAGGCTTCTGAGTGGAGAAGAACAGGAGTGTTTGTAGGAGAAGTTGATGGAAGAATGGGAGCATTCGCTTTTAGTTATAAAGGTGAATCCTCACTAACATTTACTCCTAATACTTTTGAGTGGGTTCACTTTAATGCGTTCTTTATGAATGAAGACTACACTACTATCTTTGGTGGTAAGTCTAGAACTATGGAGTCTCTAATACTAAACGATGATTTAGCAGAGGAAGACGAAAAGAAAAGAGTTCCATTCGGTTCAATACAAGATATAATTATGGAATACTGTACAGAAAATTACAGCCCATTAGTTGACTTAGAACAGGCTCATAGTAATGCGGCGGCAAGACCATACAAACAACGTTATGTTGTTACTGATGGTACTGTTACTAGTATTAACATGACACCTACTGCTAATGGTAATAGGATAATTAATATTGATGATTTAACTACTGAATTTAATTTCGATAACGATGGCTTCACAGCAACTACTTGTTGGATTCCTTCTTCGTTAGTAGTTGATTTTGGTATTGGTTCAGAAGTTATTGTGGTAGGCAGAACATCACAAGGTACAGATGACGAAGGCGCATTAAAACCTGTAACAATTAATGTTAGTGGTGTATATGTTATTAGTGCTAGAGGCGGAAGTCCCGAACTAATTGAACACGTCGAATCAGAAGAAACCGATTGGTTCTTCGACTGATTATGTAAAAGTGTAGTCATGCACGAATGGTTGGCTATAAGGGTGCAATACCCTTAAACCTTTAAGGAGGATTAAAAATGAAAGAATACGAAATAATAAACAATACGATAATAAAAGGTAGTAGTTACTGGTTCAATGTAGCCAAAGTTGATTTTACTACTAGAAGAATGAATGACGATACGGGAGAGTTTTGGGTTAAGTTCCATTTCCCATCGGGTAAAGAAATAAGAATAAAAGTTGATGGAGAAGATTTAGAGGAAATAACAAATCTCTTCGATTATAATAACAATGGTGATTTAAATGACAATGACATATGAAGATAGAAAGAAATTAATACTGCAACAAATACAAGACAGAATGAAGAGAGAAAAGGAGTTCCTACTATTAGGAATTACAGGCAATCCTAAAGTTGGTAAGTCCGGTTTAGCAATGGATTGTAGAACCGAAGAAGAAATCGAGAAAGGTATGACAGTAGAAATACTAGACTTAGATGATGGTTCAACTGCAACTTGGGATTCAGCATGGAATAGAGATGAAAACATAAGAGTGTTTGTTCCTAATGTTTGGAATGAAGATGGTTCTATGGATTGGGATGAAACCTTTCACAACTGTTCTACTTGGATTAAAATGTTAGAAGGTCAAATAACAGAAGGAAATGTAAAGGCTGTAATTTTAGATGGTGTAGATAAAATCTACGAAGGTTCTAGTGATGTTCTTCGCAAATCTTTAGTAAAGAATGCGGCAAGAAGCGGTTCTGTAATACAGGATTCAGATACAGTAAGAGTAAGTCCATTAGATTGGAAAGTTAGAAATAAGATTTATGATAGAATCATTAATCCATTTGTAGCATTAAGAACTAACAGGTTTCTTATTACACATATGAAACCTGTTTACGAAGGTATAGGCGCACCAATAGCAGTAGGAGAAACACCCGATTGGTATAAGACTACACCACACAAACTATTACAAATAGTAAACATAAAAGAACAAAAGTTAGGAAAGAAGACTACCTATATGGCAACTCTAGTTGCTAGTAAAACTAATTCCAAAATGGTAGGTAAGAAATGGCCTGTCTTCGTATTAGAAGAAACAGGAAATAAATGGAATGGAATACCTGAATTAAAAACAGGTGAATTATAATGGAGATAAATAACAATGAAAATAATAATGGAAGCAAAGGAACTGAGTGAATTAATAGAGAGCGTAGCATTAAAGGGAAGATACTTCGATGGTGGAGAATCTAAAAATGGTATGTTATCAGCACACGCATATTTAGTAGTCGATGGAAACACACTGCAAATATGGAATGCTGATAACACCACTATTTGCGGATTAAACCATAGTTTAGATGAGACAACTCAGACCAACACTGAAAATGGTTCAGCAGTATTCGACATTAAGAAGACTGTGAAATATCTAAAGGGGTTTACAGGAGCAGTTACAGTTGAGGCAAATGATTTCTTACATATTAGTAATGAATCATCAAATGCTACTTTACCTTTAGTAGTTGAACACAGCCATCAACCTATGATTGATATGTTAATCGAGTTCGAGAAAACTGTAAGGGATGTTAATGTAACATTCCCTACCTTTAGAAGAACTACCTTTGAAACTAAACTTCATGTCTCTTCTCATGCACTATCAGAAGCAACAAAGGGATGTGATGTAATTAATACTGCTAGGTATAAGTTTGATTACAAC